TCTGAGTCTGGACACATTACAGAGATTGATGACAGTCCAGGCGCAGAACGTCTGTTCCGTCAACACATGTCAGGAACATTTGAAGAGATACATCCAAATGGTGATATGGTCACCAAGATTATCGGTGACAACTATGAGATTGTTATTGGTAGTGAGAACATTGTCATCAAGGGATCACAGAACATTACAGTAGAGGGTTCTGTTCGTCATCTTATCAAGGGGGATTATATACTGGAAGTCGAAGGTGACTATTATCGTAAGATACATGGTAATGAACGTATCAAGGTTGGTGCAAAGTCTGATCCAAACACTGGTGAGCCTATAGGTGGTAACCGTGAGGAAGAGATTGTCGGTAACCATGCATACAACATCAAAGATGATGTAAAGGGACGTATCGGTGGTGACACGATTGTTTCCAAAGAGAAGTCCAGTGTTGAGGTTGTTGGTGGTCAATGGAAACTATCTGTTGATGGTAAGAAGATGGACTCCAACGAAAGTGAACGTGGTGTTCACATCAAAACATCGAAAGACTATCTACTTGACGTAAGTGGTAACCTTTCACAGTCAACCATTTCTGGTATTGTGTCAATCAAGTCAGGTTCTACACTAAACGTGAAATCTGCATCTGCAATGACCATCAATCCAGAGACAACACTTACGCAAACCATTGGTACGGCATGGACTTCAACTACAGGAACAACTTGGAACCATACATCTACAGGTGTCGGTACTATAGACCTACAGGGCACTGGTAGTGAAGTTACTGCAAAGAATGGTGGTTCAACAAACATATCTCTTACTACTCACGTTCATTCTCAGGGTGCTGATTCTGGTGGTCATTCTGAGGTTAACACTGATGCACCAGTGGCATAGGAGTAAAAGATGGTAGATTTTGCAAACTCAAACCTGTGTGGCGCAAGTGCAGAGATGAACGATGTGTTCAAGAAGTTGGACGAGGCTGCAAAAGACATTGAGTCAAAGATTGATGAAGCAGCATCGACCGCTGCAGCTGCATTTGCATCTGCACAAAATGAACTTAATTCTTTGACTGCAAAATTGCAGTCCATTGAGATTCCACAATTACCAAAATTAAATCTACAGGCAGAAATCAAAGCGTTGTCTGAACTTGTGCCAGGCACACCCGCATATCTATCCTCTCTAGCAACAATTACAAAAGAGTTTGGTGCAGACCTTGCTGCTGCCGGTAAGGATTTAGATTCATTAATTAGTAGTGGACTATCTGCGATTACTTCTGGTGGTAATATCTGCAATGTGGTTCCTAACATAGAAAAGGAAGCTGGTAGTACAAATCCAGCAACGGAAAAAGCAACAAACGTTTTACAGGCGGCAACTCCACCCGCAACAGAAACTGTATCTAAAGTTACACAGAATACAGCAATTACTACAAAGACAGAAGAACTCGTAAAGAAAGTTGAGGAGTTTGCTGTTGGTACTACGGCAAAACCATTAACCGATGACACTGCAAAATTTAAGTTTGCACCAACATCTCTCTTTAAACAGATACAGTTTTCACCATCACCACAACAATTACCACAACCATCAAATATTACACTATCAAAATCACTATCTGCTCCAGCAGTAATTACAGGAAAGGTTGAGACGCCATCAGAAAGAAAGAATGTTATAAAGAAAGACGATGGTGATGGTTTTGCAACAAGGAAAGCAGCTAGATGGGAAAACTTTAGTTTTGCTGGACTTTCCAGAAAAAACGGAAAACCAACTAAAAAGATAGAAGTGGTTGATGGAAACTGGCAATTACATCTAGACAACAAACCAACTAAAATAGTGGGCATCTATGCTCATGTAAAGGGTGTTCCAAAAGATTTGTATGATGAAGGATTGGAAAAATTATACAAATTACCAAAGAGTACTGTAGCAAACAAGCAGTTTATGTATCCTTCTGCTTATGGTCCACATATGAGTATAATACAAGTTGATAATACAGTACTACAAGTACAGTCGCCACAAATTAATATGTCAGTTTTTGGTAACACTCTAATCATAGGAGGAACATTATCAATTGAAGATCATCCTGGCAATATTGATAGCGGTGGAACATGGAAATTTCCTGACACTGATAAGTTTCAAGTTGGACCATATGAGTGGACATTATCCGGCTCACTTATTCGTACAGGGAGTACAACGTATGTGTCTGATGCGAAGTCGAACAAAATATTCGCAAATATTGCTATTAAAGTAAAATATCAATACTTAGAGAGGTATGATCCAACATACAAGGTATGATAATAAAAAGAAAATCTATAGTCACACTAAATATAATTTATTGGATGCCTGATTATCATAACATTCTGCAAGAGTTTATTTGGCAGACACAGGATGTTAAACCAGACTATCCAAGAGTACACAAGTTTTTAAATTTTTGGCATGAGAACATTGATGCAGTTATATCAGAAGTTCTTTTATGCGATGAGTATGATACATCATACAGGCCAGTGAAGGAGATTATTAATGGCTAAGAGGAAGAAGCAAAGAGCCCACCAAGTATCTAAGGGAGAGGGTTCAAATGTGAACAAGAAACTACTCAATGCAGTTCGTAATGATACGACTCTATTGCAGATGACAACCAACAAAAGAAATGCTTGGTTGAAGGGTAAGAATGTCATGTTGACTATTCCTAATCCCAACGAACAAGAAACAAACAAAAGATTCATTCGAGTTAATGCGAAAGACGTATGGGGTTCACCCAAGAAGTATATTATGAAACAAACTGCGAGTGAGTGAGTATAAATAATATAAAAAGGATTACTCATGGCCCACGGAGCATCTCTAAACACAACTTATTCTGATGCACAGTCCAGAAATATCAATCTTGATAGGGATGCACAGGTATACAAAGACCTAGACTTGTTCTTTGGTAGAAAGAGTGCAACCAAGGATATCTCAAAGGTAAATGGTATTCAGGCAATCAAGAGGTCTGTGAGAAATCTTATTCTCACCAACATCTATGAGAAACCCTTTCATCCAGAGATAGGTTCTGGTATTCGTGGACTTCTATTCGAACCATTGAGTCCCATCACTGCATTTGTATTATCACAGAAGGTTGAAGATGTAATTGAGAACTTTGAACCAAGAGCAAGACTAGTGGGTGTGCGGGCAAACCCTGACTTGGACCGCAATTCTTATGAAATCACCATTGAATTCTATGTACAGAATGCTCCTACAGAATTAGTTGATACCACAGTTCTATTAGAGAGACTACGATAATGGCCGCAAATCCAAGACGACTGAATGTAACAGAGTTGGACTTTGATGATATCAAAGGAAACCTCAAGACATTTCTAAAGGGACAGACAGAGTTTACTGATTACGACTTTGAAGGTTCTGGTATGAACATCCTTTTGGATGTTCTTGCATATAACACTCACTATCTTGCGTTCAATGCGAACATGCTTGCAAACGAAATGTTCCTTGACAGTTCTTCTCTGCGTTCATCTGTTGTATCCCATGCAAAGACACTTGGATATGTTCCACAGTCTGCAAGAGCTGCAACTGCAACTGTTGAGGTTGCATTGAACACCACAAACGCAACTGCAACGATGGATGCAGGAACTGTGTTTAATACAACGATTGAAGGTGATGCATATACCTTTATCAATCCAATAGAAAAAACTGCGGCAAATATTGGTAACAGTATTGTGTTCCCTAACCTTGTTCTTTATGAGGGAACATTTGTCACTTCAAGATATACTGTAAATACTCAAGATATTGAACAGAGATTTCTTATCAATGACAATAGAGTAGATACTCGTACACTTACAGTTAAGGTTCAGAACTCTGTTTCTGATTCTACCACAACAACTTATACTCTTGCAACAGACATTGCGCAAATTACTGGCACAAGTCATGTTTACTTTCTGCAAGAAGTTGAGGTTGGTAAATTTGAGGTATACTTTGGTGACGGTGTTCTTGGTAGTGCATTGTCAGATGACAACATTGTAATTCTTCAGTATGTTGTGTCTAATAAGGAAGATGGAAATGGTGCTTCAGTATTTACATCTGCTGGTGCGATTGATACCGTTTCAAGTGTGATTGTCACAACGATTGATAGTTCTTCTGGAGGTTCTGAAGCAGAGTCAATTGAATCTATCAAACTCAATGCACCTTTGGATTATGCTTCACAGGGTAGAGCTGTAACGACAGAGGATTATAAGACTCTCGTAAGACAACTCTTCGCACAGACTCAAGCCGTTGCAGTCTTTGGTGGAGAGACAGGTTCTTTCGACACAAGTATTGGTGTGACCTCTACACCAGAATTTGGTAAAGTTTTTATTAGTGTTAAATCAACCACGGGTGAAAATCTAACTGAGACACAGAAAGAAATTTTGAAGAGAAACTTACAACAATATACAGTTGCCTCTATTACTCCCGTAATCGTTGATCCAGAAACACTCTTCCTCATACTCCAGTCAAATGTCAAGTTTAATCCAAACGCAACAACAAAGGGTGAG